GGGGGGGCGTTGCTGAAATTATACGCTACCTGTCTATCGCCAAATTTAAATGCGATTTCAAATCTATCCTCATAAAGCTTAATACTCTTAATCAGTGTAGAGAGAACAGCTTGGGTATCCTTAGGGTTATCTAGGCTGTTTTTTATTTTGTCCGCATAATCAGCAAAAGCACAGCGGATGATGTCGGGGCTCAAATCGAAAGCTTGAACACAGGTAGCAATTTGAGATTCGACAAGTCTAGATTCAATATCAATACGCTCTTTCTTTTCAAGGTAGAGTTGCTGATTGATAACGCTAGTAAGATACAAATCCAGAAGCTTAGAAGATTGATCCTTAAGCTCGTTATCACGTTTACGAAGAGAAGCAATGTCACTAGACTTCTTAATATTTTTAAGGGCTTTGTTGCACTCCTTGGTATAAGCGGTGATAACTTTTTCATCATTAAAGAAGTTCTGCACAGCAGCAAGAACTGCATCTTCGATAGCTTGTTTATAAACATAGCCCTTAGGCTCTTTCTTACGGCAACGATAGTAATAATACGCTTTGCCTTTTTTAATCGATTTATAACCCACCATAGCTTCACCGCAGGAATGGAAGATGAGACCAGTGAGAAGGTAGGCAGTTCCCTTGTCTTTAGGAACTACTCTTTTATGCTTTTGAATAATGACTTGGACCGAATCAAATAGATCACGAGATACGATTGGAGGAACGACTCCAGAATAAACAGCAGTACCGAAATGATAATCTCCCATGTAAGTAGGATTTGTAAGCATTTGTCTTAGATTACTATCATTAAACCAGTTACCAGCTCTTGTCTGAATGTTATTCTTTTTCAATTCCTCACGAAGAGCTTTAAAGGTCATACCCTTATTAAAACAGTCATAAATAAAGCGAACATTTTCGGCTTCCTTATTAACGATTTGAAACTTGTTATCCTTGTCAGCAATATAGCCATAAGGAATGGTGCCGAGAATACGACCTTTAGCGCCAGCTACCTTCATACCCTTCTTAGTTTCCCTTGAAAGGTTTTTGGAATAGTACTCATTCATACCTTCAAGAACGGATTCAAGAATGATGGATTCCGGAGAATCATCCAACTGCTCCAGGACTGAGATAAGTCTCACACCATTGTCTTTAAGGACTTTCTTAGAGACAGCGGAGTCAATACGAGATCGTGCAAAACGATCAAGTTTATGAACAATGACAGCTTGGAATTCGTGCTTCTTAGAATCGGAAAGCATATCCAAGAAGGCAGTACGACCTTCAGTAGTCGTTCCAGACTTAGCCTCATCAACATAAAAGCGGAGGATGTCATAGCCCATTCTAGAAGCAAACTCACTGATGGCATTCTTCTGTGCTTCGATGGAGAATCCATCCGCTTGGTTCTCAGAAGAGAAACGGCAGTAACCAACAGCGGGAATCATTGGGATACCTCCTTAAGCTCGTATGGAGTGGTATTAGCGTTAAAGGTTAAAGAGTAATCAGAATAGTCGAAAGATTCGGGAGAGTAGATAAACTCACCATCACTGTCATCCCATTCAATTTTTGTTACAACCCCAATTCCTAAAATAAGGGATGAATCCGAAAGATTTTTGTCAGAATACAAAGTAGTTGACTGACCTACTGTAAAAAATGTTTTATTAACATTATATCTTTTCCCATCGTTGAAAAAATTGGAAATTTCGACAAGGTCATAATCTATTTCAACTTTAATAGTTGATTCATATATCAGCAAAGATATATTGGTATATTTTTGGGGAAACTGGAAAATTTTTCCTTCTTGCCAAGTCCAATTAATATACTGATTATCATTTTTGAGATCTATTGACATATAGTCGCCATAAAAACATGGTGAAGACATTGAGTAGTCAAAAACATACTTGTCTATTTTAAGAGTTTGGTTCTCTTTAAGTTGAATAGTTTTTAAAGGCTTCTCCTCATTAGAACAAGAGCCTAAAGATAAACAACTAATCAAAGCAAGAGTGGATAAAATTATTTTTTTCATTTTTTGTTTCCTCCTTTATTTTTATCACCACTATTAAGACCTAATTCATCCTTAAAATCAAATAATGCCGATTTATTTAAATGTTGACTTTTAATAAATTCAACAACAACTTTTTGAACGCTTTTGATATCCTTAGAAGTCATACCGTGAAAATCTTCATTAAGGACATTTAGAAGGTGGAAAATAGCAATATCCTTAGGATCGTCTCTTCTATCATCGGGTTCTAATAAATAGGCATACCCAGAGATAAAATCATCAAAAGCTATTTCAAGGGAGCATGGAGATAACCGAATATCTCTGTCATTAACTTTAACAATATCCTTTTCAACTCCTTTCTTATAAACATCATCCCCCATAAGGTCATAAACATCTACGTCAAGAATCTTAGCGAGTTTTTTCCCCAAGTCAAAAGGAAGTCTCTTTTCCCCATTTTCGCACTGACTAATAAAAGTGTGCCACTTCATTCCGGCTAACTTAGCAAGTTGAACTTGAGTAAGCTTGTTTAGTTTTCTGTATTTACGCAAATTATTCATCGTGATTCTCCTATATATTTAGTATACACCAAAATGGAAACATTTTTAATTCTTTTTCTTGACACCAAAATGGCGACATGGTAGTATTTGATTACACCAAAAAGGTGACAAGGAAGGACACAATACATATGAAAGACTACGTAAGACAACAAAAGCAAGTCTACCTCAACCGACTCAAGCATATTCAAGAGAAACTCTTTGACTACCAAATGCAGCTTGAAGAAATGGAAGATGACCTCGATAACGAGGGAAGAGATGCCAAAGATGATGACTACGACGACTGGTGTGCCGACTTAAGTGCAGAAGTGGCTGATGCCGCTTCTAACCTCTCCGATATTAGCTGTGACCTTGAGGAGCTCATAAACGACAAAGAAAAGGAGGGCAAAAAAGATGATTAGCTTCAATGAGTACTTCGAGTTCTGTAAGGCACTAAAAATGAAGCCACGTAGATACGAATCTCTTCAATGCTACTTCCTTTACAAGAAGCAAGTAGCTGAAATAAAGGAGAAGAAAGCTAATGAATAACCTAAGAAAAGATGATTATTGTCATATCTGTAAAGAGCCACTTAAAGATTACCCAAGCAATGGAGAGCCGTTAGTTCACGGAGTAGTATGCAAAGCTTGCAACTTTAAACTAGTCTTACCCATTAGATGGCTTATGAGAGAGCACCATGCTCTAGTTAATTCTTTACCACTCTATTATGAAAGCGATGAAGATATCCTTAGGCCCGTTCTATCAATCCCAGAGATTAAGAAGTTTACAAGGCAAAACATTGAAGCATGTTTTGGTGGCGATGAAGTAGCACTAGACGTCGACATAGTGCCGCCGTTTGTCTACTACCCTAGCTATATGATTGCTTGCAGAGAAGATGATTGGCAATTCTTCATGGGTGCCGAGCATGTATTCGATCTCATGACAATGGATTACGAGGAAAGATGTTTCACTGAATACTTAGGGGAGATTCTTGAGCGTATGCACGGACTAAAAAAAGAGCGTCGAATGGACTTCATGATAATTCCTAGATGGCTATTGGATGATAGTCTCCACGTTGATTATGACCGAATGCTAGATGATGTAAAGAAAGAATTAAAAGAGAATAGAAAGGCTCTTAGATTACCATGCCAAAGAGATTAACATCCAGCAAGGAGAAACTTCTTAATAGCTTAGTAGATGGATTCGCTATTCATAGAGCCTCAATCTATGATAAAGAACAATTATTCTTCTTATCAAGATTCATTGTTACGAATAACAACTTCTGGTTTACCTTCTATGTCGATGCTACGGAAGGAAGAGTGACAATCACCCATGAGATTAATACCTCTTATCAGTGGAGTGATAGGAAAAACATTAGAAAGCTATGTGAAATCTTCAACGAGAAAAACGACCAGTATCTCATCGAGAAGTTCATGCAAGGATTTGAGGGAAGAATAGGAAATGATGTTTACTTTACTCTTGTATTAGCTACGAAGCTCCTCACAAAGATAATCTTCCCTCACATAAAAGAAATCATAGGAGAGAAGGATAAAAAATGAATAAGCTGTGGAAGAAAGCAAATATACCTAAGACGATGAAAACTCCTCGAAAGATTGAAAGGAGAAAGGAAGAAATTAGAATGTTACAAGTAAATAAGAAAACCTTTGATGAAGCACAAAAAATAACTGGATTGACTATGGTGGCTTTTGCTGAAAAATTAGGGTTGAAAGTTAGATCATATCGCTCTAAAAAATCAGACAAGAGTAAGAATTTTACCCTCAAGCATATTTTAAGGGCTCAAGAGTTATCGGATATACCAATCCAAAAATTTTTTACGGAAAAATGTCACCAAAACGGGCAAATTAAAAATGACTAATTCTGTCAATAATCCATTCATCGACATAATCATAGACCCATATCTAAAGTCCTTGAAAAAGCTTGATGAAAACTTCTACGAGGACCAAAAGGGAAGAAAGTTCGAGAGACAAGTAAACCCAGATACTGGTAACTACTGGCTAGTGCTTATCAAAGACATAACAAAGGAGAAAACAAATGATCAAATTAGAAATCCAAGCTGAAACGATTCCAGAGCTTGTAAAGCAAGTGAAGGAATTAGCCAAAAACTTCTATGCCGAAAATGTTTCTAGAACAACCATTATGCAACCTAAGGTCGAAACAAGAGAAGCAGTTGAAGTAACTAATGCTCCTATCAAAGAAGAGCCTAAAAAGGAAACCAACGCTGAGAAGTTCGTTAAGGAGATTAAAGCTGCTGGACCTTCGACAGATGATTGCCGATTAGCTTACATTGATGCAACACACGCAGGAGTCACCAAAGCACAAATCAAAGCAATCCTTAACGAATTAGGCGCTGAAAAGATAACAGCTATTCCCGAAGAGAAGAGACAGCTATTCATCGATAAAGTCAAAGCTCTTACCAAGGAGTAGATATGCCACCTAGAGCACATGCCAAACTCAGTGCATCGGGCTCTTCAATGTGGATCAACTGCCCAGGAAGCTATGGTCTAACCAAAGACCTTCCGGATGTAGAAACATCCTTTGCTGAAGAAGGAACGAGGGCGCACGCTTATTGTGAGTATCTCGTAAGAAAGGATGTTAACAAGGAAGTAAATCTTAAGGAAGTTATTCCAGATAACAAAGAGATGGAAATATGCGGAAAAAGCTATCTCGAATTTATATGGGATAAATACATCGACGACCAGGAAGACTTCCCACTGGTCGAAGTAGAACAGAGAGTCGACTTCTCTCCCTGGGTAAAAGAGGGATTTGGAACATGCGACTGCTTAATGGTCAAGAAAGACAAACTGGTTGTAATCGACTTCAAATACGGAAAAGGAGTCAAAGTTGAGGCTAAAGTAAATACCCAGCTAAGACTGTATGCCTTAGGAGCCTTAAACAGATTCGACTTATGGGACTTTAAAACCATTGAGATGAACATCTTCCAACCTAGGTTAGATCACATATCGACTGAAGAGATTCCAATAGAAGAGCTGATGCAATTTGGAGAGTTTGCTAAGAAGGCTTCTACTCTTGCCTACTCCTGCAAAGGACCGCTCAAAGCTGGACCTTGGTGCCAGTTCTGCAAGGTCAACGCAGTCTGCAAAGAAAGAGCTAAGAAGCCATTAGAGACGATACGAAAAATTCTTGAAATAGGAGGAAATAAACAATGCAACAAGAATTGAAAAATCCCGAACTCCTTAGCGATAAGGAAATCGAGAAGCTTCTTCCAGAGCTAGCTGACGTAAAAGCCTGGATCAAGAAAGTCGAAGACTACGCCTTAGAAAAGGCAAAACAAGGAACTAAGTTCCAAGGCTACAAGCTCGTTGAAGGTCGTTCAATCGCTCACTACAAGGACGAGAACGCCCTTATTAAGAGACTTGAGGCAAACGGCTATGACAAAGCCATCTTCTATAAGCCAGCCGAACTTATTTCCGTAAGCGACTTTAAGAAGATAGTTAAAAGAACTTATCCAGAGTATGAGGATCTAATCGAGAAACCTCAAGGAAAACTCACCTTAGTTCCCGACTCCGATAAGAGACCCGAATTCAACGCTGTGTCTGCAGCCGAAGAATTCAAGGATGAGCTCAAGTCATCAAATAAGACTGATGACAATGACGATTTAATTTAATGAAAGGAAAAGAAAAATATGGCACAAAAAGAAGAATTTAAAACAAGAGCAGTAATCAAGAAAGTAAGACTCTCATACTGCAATTTGTTAGAACCTACCTCATTCAGCAATGAAGAACCTAGATATCGTACAGATATCATCATTCCTAAGAACGATACTAAGAACATCGATGCTGTCAAATTTGCGATTAGCGAGGCTATTAGGAAAGCTCAGCAAAATGGTAAGCCATTAGCTGGAGAAGACTTAAAGAAAGCTAAAGCAACAGGCAAATGGCATTCTGCTCTTAAAGATGGTGATGTTGAAAGAACAGATGATGAAGCTTATAAGAATTCCTACTTCTTATCCGCTTGGAAAGCTTCAAAAGATGGTCAACCAGATATCATTGACTTAACCGGTAAGCACATCACTAAAGATACTCCCGATGCTAATGAAAAAATCTATAGTGGTTGCTATGTAACTATCTCAGTTAACTTCTTCGGATATGAAAATAGAGGAAACATGGGAACTGGAAGCAGTATTGGAAATGTTCTTACCTTTGAAAAAGGCGAAAAGCTCGGTGGAAAGATTGAAGCCACATCCGAGTTTGCTGACGATATCAAAGAAGCTCAAGACGAAGCATCCTTGCCCGATGACAGTGCAGTAGACGCTTCTGACGATGATCTCCTTTAAAGAAAAATACCGCAGAATACTCCATATAGACTTAGAAACCTATTCTTCAAACGATATCAAATACGGAGCCTATAAATATGCAGATGCCGACGACTTTGAAATAATGCTCGTCGGCTATGCATACGATGACGATCCAGTAAAAGTTATCGATGTCGCCTCAGGACAGAAGATTCCCGATGAATTCATTCATGACATCAGAGATCCCACTATCCTGAAGGTGGCTCATAACGCCACATTTGAAAGAGTATGCTTCTCAAGATTAATCCTAGGTAAGGGCAAGTACTTAGACGCACATGGATGGTTCTGCACGATGGTCATGGCTTCTATGCTCGGACTTCCTAAGTCCTTAAAAGATGTAGGAAATGCATTGGGTCTACCAGAAGAAGACAAGAAGAAAGCAGTGATAGGAACTAAGCTGATTAGTTTCTTCGCAGTTCCGCAAGAACCTAAAAGAACTAACAACTACAGGAAGAGAAATCTTCCAGTTAATGATGAAGACAAATGGAAACTCTACATCAGCTACAACATCAACGATGTCATAGCTGAAAGGGAAATATTCAAAAGGGAAACGGCACTCCTTACGCTTACAGACAGCGAGTATGAAATGTACTGCCTTGACGCCAAAATCAATGACCTTGGAGTCGGCGTGGACGTTAAGCTATGCACCAACATACAAAACTATCTTGATAAGCAAAGCGTTCACTTCGATGAAAGACTAAAAGAAATAACCAAGCTCGAAAATCCTAACTCAACTCAGCAAATGATTGGCTGGCTTAATTCCAAAGGTATTCATACTAAGACCATAGGGAAAGAGACAGTAGCTAATCTACTTCAAAATACTGATGACGAAGAAGTGGCAGAAGTGCTTACCATCATGCAATCAACAAAGAAAACATCCGTCAATAAGTATTCAACGATGCTTAATTCATCAATCTATGATCCACAGGAAGACCTTTGGAAATGCCATGGAACTCTTCAATACTGCGGAGCCTCCAGGACTTGGAGATGGGCTGGAAGACTCATCCAAACACAAAATCTTCCAAGAAACACAATCAAGTTTCTTAAAGAAGTAAGGCAATTTGTATTAGATAACGACTTTGAATCCATCGAAATTCTATATCCAAACACCATGCAGATTATGTCTGAGCTTATAAGAACAGCAATGATTCCAAGGAAAGACTCAAGATTCGTAGTTGCCGATTACAACGCTATCGAATCAAGAGTCGCAGCTTGGCTTGCTGATGAGAAATGGAAGCTTAAAGCATTCGAAGAAGGTAAGGGAATCTACGAAGCAACAGCTTCAAAGATGTTCAATATTCCAATCGAAAAGATAAGCCATGATTCACTCGAAAGAGCCAAAGGCAAGGTTGCTGAACTAGCTGGGCAATACCAAGGCGGTGTTGAAGCTTACAAGAGATTCGGAGCCGATAAGTATGGTTGGAGTGATGAGCAAATCAAAAGACTTGTCACGATATGGCGAGACGCCAATCAAGGAATCGTGAGATTCTGGTCACTCCTAGACAATGCGGTTAGAGAAGCAATCAACTATCCAGGAAGCAAACATCCTTTACCTCATGGATTAGAAGTTCAGATGAGAGGAAAAATCCTCTTCATAAAACTGCCGAGTGGTCGCTCTCTTGCTTATCAAGACATTGCAATCGAAGGTGATCCATCCGATAAGTTCAAATCAAAAATAATCTACTACGGAGAAGGAACTCAAGCCAAATGGATGAAGATAGACACTTATGGCGGAAAGCTATTTGAAAACATTGTTCAAGCCATAGCAAGAGACTGCTTAAGAGATGCCATGCTAGGACTTGCCAAAGAAAACTTATATCCAAGATTCCATGTCCATGATGAAGTAATAGTCAATTGCGACTACAAGACTTACCCGGATGACAAAGCAATCTTGGAACACATAGAAAAAGTAATGGCGGATAGTGCTGGAAGATACGATACGAAGATTCCATTAAGAGCAGCAGGATACTGCTGTAACTTCTACTTAAAAGACTAAAGAAAGGACAAATTAAAATGACTAAAAATTATAAGAAGACAATTGATATCTTAACAAACGAGGCTCTTCCAAAGAGAGAAAAGGAGTTTAGCCACTTAAAGGCTAAGCTCCTTATCAAAGGAAACGCAAGTGACTTAAAAACACTTGCTACATCCTTACTCGATGTCAAGGATACTTACGATCAAATCAATCAAGCCATCGCTGACTTATCTAAAGTAGAGAAGGAATAAACGATGATAGAGTTCTGCCTTAAGTCAAGAACTCTTTACACGCTAATCGGTTCTAATAACAGCACAGATTACTATCTCAGTGATCGAGGACAAGTATTCGGATTACCAATCGGTCTTGACGAGAAGGCAAGAGCTGAGGCTATTAAGACAGCTGTTCCGAAGCAATTAAGGCTGAAGAATGGTTCAGAGCCGATAGCGTGCTTTGATATAAGGAACGAAAGATTCCATAAGGAGATAATCATCAAGATTGCTGTTATTGAAACGTTCACAAGATACAGAGTTAACTACTCGACTCAAGTGCAGCACAAGAACGGAAATCCGCTTGATTGCTCCATTAACAATCTTGTTCTTTATACCGAAGAAGAATCAAAAAAGTTCAGACACGGAAAGAAAATAATTCTCCATTTTAAGAATGGGAAAGTGGAGAAATTCAATAATGCGACCAGTGCAGCGAAAACACTTTATGTGGATAGGAAGACACTAACTTCCTATCTAACAGGAAAGACACAAAGCTCCTGCATTGAAGACCAAGTAGAGAAGATAGAAACGGAGGAAGATTGCAATGCTATTAAGAATCGATGATAAAGGAAGACTATGGCTTACAAAAGAAGTGGCGGAATTCCTTGGAATAGAAAAAGGACCAACAACTATTGAGGCTTATGCTTCACTCGATGGTCTTACACTTCAACTAAGAAGAGTCAGCAATGCTTCAAAAGATTTGCCTACTAGAAAGGCAGTTGATCATGAATAGAGAAATTGAAGTAGCTTTATGCGGTAAAAGAACGGATTCGAAATACACAAATAGAAAGATGACATGGGCTGAATTCGTCCTAATGCTTAAGACTAACAAAGTGACGCCAGAAACTCATGCCGAATACATGAAGATGACCAAGGACAAACAAGGTGAAATAAAAGACGTAGGTGGTTTTGTCAGTGGTTATCTTAAAAACGGCAGTAGGAAAATCAATGATGTAATAAGAAAGTCTTTTATAACCTTAGACATCGATGACAAAGCCAGTCAACAAATCCTAGAAGATATCCGTTCTTTCACGACCTTTGAAACCGTCTTATACGGAACTCATAAATACACTGAAGAGACACCTAGATGCCGAGTGATTATTCCACTCACAAGAGATGTTAATCCAACTGAATATGAGTTCTTAGCAAGAGAGATAGCTGATGAGCTTTGCGGAATAGATACTTTCGACCCGACAACATTCCAAGTCAATCGAATGATGTATTTTCCTTCTTCTCCAAAAGACATTAAGCCTTACTTTGAGGAGATAAAAGGGGATTTTGTAAATCCGGATGAATACTTAAAAAGATTTCCGGATTATAAAGACGTGACCACTTGGAAACGAGCCAAGGACGACCCTGTTTCGACAAAGAAAGGAACTGGAGTACTGACAGACCCAAGGAAGAAAGATGGCGCAGTTGGAGCCTTTTGCACGGTCTACAGCCCGAAAGAAGCAATAGACGAATTCCTATCAGATATTTATAAACCCGGAGTTAATGGTAGATACACCTATATTCCAGGAAGCTCTTCAAACGGACTAAGAATATATAACGATTCACTGACAGTTAAGTGTGAAGACGCCACTGATCCAGCTAACGTTGGAACATCAATCAATGCCTTTGACCTAGTAAGAATACATAAGTTCTCTCAATTAGACGAAAAGATTAAACCAGATACTCCTATCAATAAATATCCTAGCTACAAGGCTATGGTCAGTTGGTGCGAAGATTTGGAACCAGTGAAAGAAGAGCTACACCATAGAGCCATGGAAGAACTGGGTATTGGACAGGAAGAAGTTGCTTCAAACGGAAACGTTTTGGGATGTACTGACGATGTTTCAGATGAAAGTCAATTGGACCAAAGTCGGACCAATCGGACTGAAGTCGGACTTACTAAGAAGAAAGAGTCCAATCAAGCCCAATCCGAAGATTGGACTGATAAGCTAACCTTCGTTAAGAAAGGCAAGAGCCAAGTGACTGAACCCTCCAGCGAGAACATTCTTCTAATCCTAGCCAATGATCCAAAGCTCAAAGGTTTAGTAGGAAAGAACCTCTTTGACGGAAAGAACACACTTCTTAGGAAAGCTCCGTGGACTCGTGATAGTGTTGACGATGGCTGGAACGATACGGACGATTCACAGCTAAGAATCTATTTAGAGAATACTTACAAGTTAGAGGCAAGGCAGAAGATCATTGACGGACTAAACAGCATTGCAGCAGACAATAAGTTTAACCCAGTTAAAGACTTCATAACCAAAGAGAAGTGGGATGGAGTCGAGAGAGTCGATACTCTCTTCATTGACTACCTTGGTGCCGAAGATACGGAATACGTAAGAACGATAACAAGGAAGACACTTGTTGCTGCTGTGGCAAGGGTATTTGAGCCTGGAACAAAGTTCGACTACATGCCAATCCTTGTCGGTAAGCAAGGTATAGGTAAGTCACTCATTATCCAAAAGTTAGGAGACAAATGGTTTCAAGGCAATATGCCTGACCTTAAATTACAAAAAGATTCCTTTGATGCAATAAGAGGAAGATGGCTCGTTGAAATGGCGGAGCTAACCTGTCTTAAGAAAGATGATCGAGAAACTATTAAGGCTTATATAACTAAAACGGAAGACACCTATAGGAAGGCTTACGATAGAAACATCACCACCTCAAGAAGAACCTGTATCTTCATTGGCACAACCAACGACAACGACTTTTTGAACGATGCCACAGGTAATAGACGCTTCATGCCAATTCAATGCAACAGCGAGCCTTTAATGCATCCTTGGGAGATGTCAAACCACGAGATACATCAGATATGGGCAGAAGCTTATGACTATTACCTCAACGGCGAAAAGATTATGGCTATACCCGAATCAATCATGTCAGAAGCAATTAAGCAACAGGAAGCTGTTTCTTATCGTGACGATGATATGGGAATCATAGAAGACTGGCTTGATACACCTTTACCACGTTTTTACTTCGACATGAGTATCGAGGAAAGACAGAAGTATCTTAGAGCTACTAACGAGTTTAAAGACGAATTGAAGAAGGAACATACAGGAGATGACAACGACATGATCCTCCGTGACCGTGTGTGTCCGTACGAGGTTTGGTGCGAGTGTAAAGGACAGGAGTTTGGAAAAATGCCTAGCAAGGAATCTTATAAGATTGGTCAAATATTAAGACAGCTTGACGGATGGGAATACGAAGAAAAGCTTTCAAAAATAAAGCCTTACGGTATGCAAAGAAGATATAAGAAGGTAAACAAGTAGGGTAAACAAGCATGGTAAACAGGAAAAACTTGTTAATTTCTAAAGGTTAACAAGGTAAACAAGAATAAACAGGGCTTGTTAACCTAAAAGCATTCGATAAATTGGTAACTTTTAGCCAAAAGTAAACAAGTTAACAAGATTTCTATAACTTCATATGAAATTAGGTAATACGTATACGTAGAAATGCCTGTACAGACACATATGTATACGTGCGCGTGTAACTTGTTGCCTTGAAGATTAGAAACGGAAGCCAAGGAAGTCGAGGGAAGTTGAAGGAAGTTTCAAGAAAGGAGAAAAAACTAAATGTTAGAAAAAGAATTTGAAAGTAAGATGACTGACATCGTAAAAAGCTTAGGTGGATTATGCCTTAAATTTGAATCGCCAGGAAACACAGGTGTTCCAGATAGACTGGTAATCGGAACTCACGGAAACATCTACTTCGTTGAAATGAAAAGACCATCACAATCAAGAACAGCAGCAAAGCAAAACTATTGGAAAGATAAATTGACCAAACATGGTTGCAAGTCATTCATCATCCACAATGAAGAGGAACTTGATAAGTTCTTAAGGCTCTTAAAAATAGATGAACGTCAAGATCCAAGTCTCAGGCATTACATTTGCATAGCCTGCAAAAGAAAAGACCTTCATGGCAAGGAAATAATCGGAAGCTGTTTTGGACAGGTTGTTGAAATGACTCCAGACTACATCATCATTGACTTCGTAGGAGAACGAACAAAATACTTGAAAGGTGAATACAAAATAATATCGGAGCTATGGGCATGAAAATGACATTTGTAGAACTTACTTATATGGGATGGAAAGACAAGGAAAAGAAAGAATTATTCCTTGAAGGAGAAGTAATTAAAGAGACTTCTAAGCAAATAGTTGTGAAGTGTAGTGATGATGGACTGGAATACACCATTAGAAAGGCAAACATAAGGGACTTTAAAAAATGGACAGTAACAAGATAAAAATTGAATTGACCGCTCATGAACTGGAGGTCATCTGCATGGCTTTATACAAGACCAAGAAGAGAGGTGAATTCCCTAACTGGGTAAACCTTAAAACAGGAGATGAAATCAACGGAAAGGAATTCCTTGAGAGATTAATCAACATCCTAATGGAAGCTAAAGGAGAAGGAGGAGACTATGAACTCGAAAAAGATTACTGATGAAGATGACTACGAATGAGAAATTCCATCCATATCAGAACTTCTGTGTTGATTACCTTGTAAGTCATTCAAGATGTGGGCTCTTTCTTGATATGGGCTTAGGAAAAACATCGATAACCTTAAAGGCAATAGACATCCTTATGAACGATTATCTTGAGATAAGAAAAGTCTTAGTGATAGCACCATTAAGAGTCGCCAAGATGACTTGGAAGGATGAAGTTAGCAAGTGGGAAGACTTCAAAGACCTAACTATCCAGGAAGCGATTGGAACATCCGAAGAAAGAATCAAAGCAATTAATTCCAAAGCCGAGATAGTCACAATCAATAGAGAGAACATCAAGTGGCTTTATGATTACTACATAAGCAACAAGAAAAGACCGCCATTCGACATGATTGTTATTGATGAATCCTCAAGCTTCAAGAATCGTTCGACAGCAAGGTGGAAAGCTTGCAAAGCCTTCACCAACATTGCAAAAAGGGTAGTTATCCTAACTGGTACACCAACTCCAAATGGATATATGGATCTATGGTCACAAATTTACTTGCTAGACAAAGGACAAAGACTTGGATTGACCTTAACTGAATACAGGAATAGATACTTCTATCCTCTAAACTTAAGATTCCATCAATACAAATTAAGAACAGGAGCTGAAATGGAAATCAACGATTCTATCAAAGACATCTGTGTGTCGATGAATAGCAAGGATTACTTAACTCTTCCAGAAAAGATAGTAAATTACATTCCTATTCAACTTGGAGAATCTGAACTTAGGTTATACAAGACCATGGAGAAAGACATGTTGATAGAACTTGATGGAGAAGAGATTACAGCAGCCAATGCAGCGGTAGTCATGAACAAGCTGATTCAACTAGCAAGCGGAGCAATCTATGATGAGAAGGGCGACTACAAAGTCATTCATTCAGCAAAGATAGAGGCGTTAAAAGAAATCATTGAAGACAATGAAGGGAAGCCAATTCTAGTGTTCTACAATTTCAAAAATGAGAAAGAGAGAATAATGGAGGCGTTTAAAGAATTAGAGCCTCGTGAACTTAACACTGAAAAAGATCAGAAAGATTGGAACGAAGGTAAGATAAGACTTCTAGTAATCAATCCAGCAAGTGCAGGACATGGACTCAACCTTCAAGCAGGAGGAAATATAATCGTATGGTTCTCACTGACTTGGAATCTTGAATACTATCAGCAAGCTAACAAAAGACTTTATAGACAAGGTCAAAAGAACTCTGTTGTTATCAATCACTTGATAGCCAAAGGAACAGTTGATGAAGATGTTCTATCTAGGCTTCAAGGCAAAGGAAAGGTCCAGGAGAACTTACTTGCATACATAAAGGCAAAAGTATCTGAAAAATAACTATCCGATGAAAACGGGAATAATCAAGATTAAAAACTTGATTTCAAGACAGTTTTTCAAGATGTGGCGTATAACGATGATAAGGCTATTGACAATATTAAGTTATTATGGTTGTGCGTGCAGGGGCTTGTCCTTTCAATCTCTCCTGCACTTAAAGGAGAACAATAGATGCCTTCAAAGCATGGTCCAAGGGTAGAAGCCTTCTACCATTCAAAAGAATGGAGGAGATGCCAGAGTGCCTTTAGGAACTATAAGAACAACACATGTGAGATGTGCGGAGGTCCTGGGTGGTTAGTACATCATAAGAAACCACTTAATGAGCTGAATGTTGACAATCCAAAAATAAGCTTAGATTGGTCAAATTTAATGCTTCTATGCCTTGATTGTCATAACACAATCCACAGTCGGATGAACAAAGAAGGACAAGAGATCAAACATCTTGATGTTGAGTTCGATAGTGACGGAAATGTAGTCGTGAAGGACAAGAACAAGCCTATCCGATGACCTATCCCCCCACCTTGAAATCAAGTTTTGAGGGCTGTAAATCAGCGGGCGGGAAGTTCAATTTTACACACGAGGCGATTTTTGAAGGATTTTTATAAAAGGTCAGCCAAGGACAGCCGACCTCTTAGAAGCTATAAGCTTCTAGCTAAATATGGAAGGAGAACGGCAGTGGACGATGAAAAGAAAGACAATCAAGAGAAATCAAACAAAAAATCAAGAGGAGGCAAAAATCAAGTGAACTGGTGGTTTATAGTCAAAGCAATAGTAAGTCTCATATTCATTTGCGTAATCCTGTATTTATGCGGATTTGTATGGGTGGTGATACAAGGAAGCAATGCTCCAGAAGGAATTCAATGGATGTATCCATTCGTTCCTAAGTAAAGAAGTGTAGAAAAAATACAGTCGTCGGACAGCCATAGGAAGGATAGAAGGGAACTGATGAGATCTAGAACAACAGGTATTCCTTCAAGGTACTTATGGCAAATAGCCCAAGGAAACGAGAGTACTGAACCTAGGTAGGAAATCGTTTATACCGCAGTGATACGACTTTAAATAAATACCTGCGCCACATTGAGGATTAGCCAAGTGGTAAGGCATCGGTCTCTGAAACCGAGAGGCGGTGGTTCGAATCCATCATCTTCAGCCATGTCCTTAAGGAGCCCAAAGCTCTAAAAGGACACTAATTGACATTGTGTCAGTCCTCCATTCAGTAAAGTGGGGACAGCTACCTTTGCCCATATAGGTAGCTGTCTTCCATGGGGGAGTCTTGTTGTATTGTGCGAGATTCTCCTTTGGAAGATAGACACGGGAAGATAAGAAAGGACAAATTAGATGGAAGAGAAGCTCAAGAATACGATTAGAAAGATTCAGATGGTTGATATTTCAAAAATCCATCCATACGAAAACAATCCAAGAAACAATGATAAGGCAGTTCCTAAGATTGTAGAATCAATCAAAAGATATGGATTCAATGTTCCTATAACGGTAGATAAGAATGGGATCATTGCCACGGGTCATACTAGATATAAAGCTGCACTAAGATTAGGGCTTAAAGAAGTCCCTGTAATTTATCTTGATGATCTCACCAAGGAACAAATAGACGCTTGGAGACTTGTCGATAATAAGACTAGCGAACTTGCCACATGGGATGAGGACAAGCTAAACCTAGAACTTAAGTCCTTACTCGACTTAAAAGTTGACTTGTCAGCGTTTGGATTTCCAGAAGAAGACAAGCTTCTTGAAAAGGTCCATGAAGATGATTATTTTCCTGAACTTCCAAAGAAACCTAAGACTAAAAGAGGAGACATCTATCAGCTAGGCAATCATAAGCTTATCTGTGGAGACGCAACTTCCAAAAAAGACCTAGAAGACTTGCTTGGCACGGAAAAGATAGACCTTGTTGTGACTGATCCTCCTTACAACGTCGATTATGAAGGAGTCTCAAAGTTCACAAATGGCAAGAGTACTAAGACAAGAAATGCTAATCGACCAACAGATAAAATCCTAAACGACAATATGGATGAATCAGCATTTAGAAAGTTTCTGTTTGATGTCTTTACAAACACCAACTGCTGTCTAAAATCGGGGGGTATTCTATGTCTTCCACAGTGACAATCATGGCTTATCCTTTCGCTATTGCTTAGAGCAGGTAGGATTAGAAACAAGGCAGTGCATCATTTGGGAGAAGAATTCCTTCACGATGGGAAGACAGGATTATCAATGGAGACATGAGCCAGCACTCTATGGCTGGAAGGAAGGTGCCGCACATTACTTCATTGATGATAGGACTCAAGATACGGTCATTGATTTAGAAAGAACTGACCTTAATAAGAAATCTAAGAAAGAACTGGTTGAACTAGTTAAGAAACTTGAAGAAAAAGAAAGCGAAGCAACAACAGTTATCAAAGAAGATAAGCCACTTCATAATGACCTCCATCCAACCATGAAACCAATACGCTTATTAGCAAGGTTCATAGCTAATTCTTCAAGAAAAGGTGAATTAGTTTTAGACCAGTTTGGAGGTAGCGGAAGCACGCTCATAGCCTGTGAAGAAACTGGAAGAAAGTGTCGAATGATGGAACTAGACCCAGGGTACTGCGATGTCATAGTTGATCGATGGGAGATGTTCACAGGAAACAAAGCAGAGTTGATAAAGAAAGGACAGTAAGAATGAAGTTATATAGCAATGAAATAGTATTTAGAGGACACCCAGACAAGACATGCGACCAGATAAGTGGAGCTATTTTGGACGGATGTTTGAAGCAAGATAAATACACAAGAGCAGGCATTGAATGCGCTCTTAAAAATAATCGGATTTATATCTTCGGAGAAATAACTACCAACGCCAAGATCGATAAAGCTGAAATAGCAAGAAGAGTATTGAAAGACATTGGATATAAAGAGGAATTCCAGGTGGTTGAGAATATTTCCGAACAGTCAAGAGACATAGCTATTGGAGTTGACCATTTAGGTGCAGGAGATCAAGGGATGATGTTTGGATATGCTTGCAATGATACTAAAGAATTACTTCCCTTAGCCCAAGTTATTCTTATTAAATTTGCTAAAGAATACGACAAGTTAGTCCATATTAATCCTGATGTCTTTTATCCTGATGGAAAAGCACAGATTACAGGTTATTATGACCAAAACTTCAAATTGAAAGATATCAAAGATTTTACTATTTCTTATCAAAACAACGAAAAGAACAGATTTGTAACAGATGCTGAAATTAAGGCTATTGCAATGACTATCTGTAGAGAATATGGAATACATATTCAAAGCTTTTTGATAAATCCCACTGGTAAATTTTTAACAGGAGGCCCTTATGCTGACAGCGGACTTACTGGAAGAAAGATAGTGGTCGATGCCTATCAGTCATTCGCCAATGTTGGAGGCGGATGTATGAACGGCAAAGATCCAACCAAAGTAGATATCAGCGGAGCTCACAAAGCTAGGGAATTAGCTAAGAGAATACTTAAAGAGAAGCAGTTGACTTGGTGTGAGCTTCAGCTTTCTTATGCAATAGGATTAGAAAAACCGTTGGCTATTTATATAGATAGTGATAAAGGCAATCTCCCTGTTTCAACGAATATGATTGAAGAATGCAAGCCAGCAAGAATCATACGAGATCTTCATTTATTAGAGCCTAGATATGAGGAGTGGGCGAAATTCGGACATTTTGCTAACGAGGAATAACTATGGCAGAAGAGACAAAGAAACCTAAAGAGATTCCTAAAGGAAAACATGGCGGCTATCGTCCAGGAGCAGGAAGAAAGCCAAAGTCACTGACTCAGGTTCAAAAACTTTCGGATAAAAGAGACTTGGATGCGTTTCTTACGACTGGAAACACTCTTAAACCTCCCGATTACTTGGGTGAGGTAGCAAAAGCCAAATGGAATGAGCTTATAGCTTCCTATCAAAAGATGAAGATAGAGGTTAATATCCTTGACCTTACTCAGCTAGTACTTTATGTCCAATCTTATGAACGATATCAAAAAGCGCAAGAGACGTGGCAAGATACGCTTAAGAAGACTATCGCTGTCTCTGATGAGGACACTGATAAACTTGTTAGACGATGTCTTAAAGTTATGCAGGATGAAACTTCTATAATGGCTAAGCTTGCACCCGACCTTCTTCTCACTCCTACTGGAAGAGCTAAGTTTATGAATAAGAATAGCCAAGAGAAGACAGAAGATAGTAAGGTCGATTCATTAGGTGCCTTCTTTAGTCAGCTAGGAGCAAATAATGGCTAGTTATCTTCAGCAATATATTGATTTCTTAAGGGCTCATAAAGAAACGCATTGTTGTAAGAAGCTCGGTCAATGCTTTTTTGATGATTTAGAGCCGATTGTCCAAGGAAAAAGCGATAAGTTCTATTTTGATGAAAATGCTGGAAACTATGTCATTCGATTCATACAGGGAGACATTCCCGACCTTGACACATTCGAGAAATGGATGGAGCAAGTGCCAAAAGAAGCAGGAGTTAGTAATTTTTCAAAGGTTAAATACCTTGAAAGACACGAAGGAAAGTTCCTTGGATTTATAAGACAATCCAAAGGCGAATGGGCTGACCTTCCTCTTGTTCTCCAGCTTTTTCAAAAGGCAATTATTCAAGCAATTTACGGTATTAAGAGAAGAGACACCAAGATGAGAAGATTCACCGAGGTGTGGATAGAAATAGGTCGTAAGAACGGAAAGACCACCCTTCAAGTTCCTTTCGCTTTGTGGGCACTTTTTGAAGAGCCAGGAGCCGAAGTCTATGTTGCAGCCTCTACTTACGCACAGGCAAGAAGATTGTGGGATAGTGCTGATCTTGTAAGAGAAAAGTCTCCAGCATTAAGTGCAGAACTTAAGAGAAGAGTCAACCCAAGATGTGATATCTATTACCCCAAGAACAATTCTCATTTTTACGCCTTGTCAAAAAACACTAAAAGCCAAGATGGTTTCAACTCTTCTTGTAACATCATCGATGAAGCTCATGCTTTACCAGATGAGGTCTATAACATCCTTAAGGATGCAACAGCAAATACAAGACAGCCACTGACTAACATCATCGGAACTGCGGGATTTGTTAGAGGAGCGCTATTTGACAATAAGTACGAGTATTACTCAAAAGTCTTAAACCACACAATTGAAGACGATAAGGTTTTAATAATCATCTATGAGTTAGATGACAAGGAAGAAATGTGGGATGAGACCAAATGGTATAAGTCTAATCCAGGATTAGGACCGATTAAGAAAATTGATTACCTTAGAGATAAGGTAAATAAGGCAAAGAACGATATAACAGTCTTAAATGATATTCTCACCAAGGACTTCAATGTAATTAATGTCAGCAATACTTCCTGGCTTACCGCCGAGACTATCAACAATGGTGCTTACGCTAATTACGACCATGAAATCGTTGATAAGGAGAACTTGCTTAAGGAATATCTCAAGAAATTTGACGGAACGACAACTCTTGGCGGCTTTGACTTATCGAGGACAAACGACTTAACGGCATTTTCAACACTCTTATTCGACCAAGATAAGAACTGCGTAATAGCCAAGACTATGTACTGGTGTACCAAATCTTTCTTAGATTCGCCAGAAGCAAAGAGCAGCGGAGTACCTTGGCTTGCTTGGATCAACAAAGGGTATATCAGAATATCAACAACTCCTAATCAGATTAACTATCATGATGTGGCGGATTACGTAATGGAGCAGTTCCAAAAGCACGAATACTTCTACGAGCATATCAATTACGATTCCTACAGTGCTAACTACTTAGTAGAGGAGCTAGCATCCATGGGTTGGTCTAGGAAGTCCTGTTTGATTCCAACACCTCAAGGATTTAAGACCTTGAGTATTCCTATGCAGACAATGGAAGCATTTCTTAAAGATAAGAAACTTTGCTATTTAAATAACCCAGTAACTAAGTGGATGTTTACCAATGTAGAACTGGTATCCGACAGAAATGGGAATTTGATGCCTAAAAAAGCTGGAGATCATCGAGGAAATAAGATTGATGGACCGGCAACGATCTTGGATGGATTCGTATCCTTATGCGAAAATGTAGACGCCTACTTGGGCGAGAAAGAGAGGTAGTATGGGTTGGTTTGACAAGTTAAAATCCCTATTTATCAAACAAAAAGCTTCTAATAATGCCAATTTCATGACATTAGACAGTGGCTTTTCTTCAGTATCTTATGAAACAGCCTTTAATGCTACTTACTGTAATTGTGTCTCAGCACTAGCTAGGCATTTAAGTAAGATTGAAGTAGGCATATCTAATGAGAAAAGTCAAGGATCATCTTTTAGATATCTTGAAAAGGTACTGAAATATAGACCTAATCCAGTTCAAACAGCTAATAGCTTTTGGTACTCGCTAGCTTATGATTTTTTCTTCAGCGGAGTTGCTCTAGCTTACATTGAGTGGGATGGTTGGAAGGTCGCTAATCTTTGGACAATAAGTTCAAAGGAAGTGCAGGATGTAAGAATCAAAGGACACGACATCTTCATTAGATTTAATCTTAATGGGGAAGTTCGAGAGGATGTTCTTGATAACTTCATAACTTTGATTAGACATCCAAACACTAATAATCCGTTTAATACCTACGACCCTTCAATGAATAAGATTCTTGAGATACTTGCCACTAATGAAGAAGGCATTATCAAGGCAATTCAAAACTCTAATCTCATCCGTTTCATTGTTGCTTCTTCAGCCAATATGTCGGAGCAGCAAGTCATTAAGAAACAGGAGCAGTTTAGGGATAGACTGGATAAGGCTGATTCAATTCTTTATGTGACAAATGCTGAAAACCTTACTCAAGTAAGTAACCAGTCCAAATGGGCTACTTCAGATGATGTCAAGGAAATGAAAAGAGAAGTATATAACTTCTTCGGAGTTAATGAGAAATTCCTCGACTCCAGTTACGATGAAAACTCTTGGCAGTCAGTCTATGATGGAGCATTAGAACCGTTTATTACAGCTTTAAGTCAAGAACTCACCATGAAACTGTTCACCGATAGAGAATTCGATGTCGGTAATAGGATTGAGGTTCTTACAAGTCCGTTACAGACAGCCTCGTTGCAAACACGAATCAAGCTTGCAGAAGCTTACTTAAAGCTTCCGACAGTAAGACCTAATGTCGTTTGTGACTTACTCTATCTTCCAAGATTAGAAAACGGAGATAAGGAAGTTCAGTCGTTGAATTATGTGGCGTCTAATAAAGTCGACGCTTATCAAGGGGTTGGCAATGAAGAGCAACCTACAGAAAAAGACAAAGGAGATGAAGATAATGGAAAACAAGATGGATCCAGTAACCAAGAAAAATGAAAGAGAAGTTAGATTTGGTTCTATTCAATTCCGTGAGGAAACACAGAAGAAAGAAGATAACGAGTACTATGTACTTGAAGGGAATCCGGTAGTTTTCAATGAGAAGACTTGCTTAGGAAAAGACTGGGACAATAACGATATCCTCGAGGTTATGGAGAAAGATTGCTTTAATGGAGCTGATGCCTCTGATGTAGTCTTCAATGTAAATCATGGAGAAGGCAATCATGCGGTCGCTAGGACAAGGAACGGAACGCTTTCCTTGGAGACCAGAGATGATGGTGTTCATTGCACTATCTTGCTTGATAAAAGCAATCCCCGATGCGTTCAAGTCTACAAAGATGTAAAGAGCGGACTTCTCGATAAGATGAGCTTCGCCTTTACTATAAAAGAAGAGTCCTATGATAAGGAAGAACGCTGCTATCACGTAAGAAAAATTGACAAAGTATACGATGTATCAGCAGTTGAATTCCCTGCCTATGGGACAACCTCCATCTCTGCTCGACGAGCCTCTGAGGCGGTGGCTGAAAGAGAAAAAGCGGTGGCTTTGAAAGTCAAAATGAAGAAGGAGTTGTTGATTCGTAAGATTGATAGAAGTTTATGAAAGGAAAAAAGAAAAATGTTTAAAGAAACAAGAGAAAGATTATCTCAAATCGAAACTCGCCTCAACGAGATCAAAGGCGAAATCGAAAAGAAGAATGATCTCACTATCGATGAACTCGATAAAAGAAACAAGGAAGTTGAAGATTTAAAAGCTGAAAAGATCAGATTGGTCGAACAAGATAGACAAGCTGTTTTAAATGCTTTTAATGAAGCTCCTAAAGTTGATTTATTCGGCACCGAAAATAAAGCTAAGACCGAAAGAGCTGAAATGTTTGTTAAAACTAATAGAATGGCTATCAGTTCTAAAGAACAAAGGGCAGCCTTACTTTCCAGTGGAAAGATTGCCAAGCCTTCGGCTGTTGATGGTATTTATGACAACTTAGATGGTGAACTTGGCATTTTAAATGACGTTATTGTCAAAAATTATGCTGGTAATGAAACCGTAGCACATGCCTATCGTAAAAGCGGTCTTACAGCTAGTGATCATAAAGAAGGAAGTGCACCCGCTGAAACAGGTTCCGAATATGGAATTGTTAAGGTTGCTCCAGTTTCTAAATCCCTTATTACTTATATTTCTAAAGCTATTAGAAGACTTACACCTCTTGATTATGAATCCGAGGTTAGAAGTGCCGCCTTAAGTGCATTAAGAACTTCCGCTGAAGATTTCATTATCAGTAAGATTCCTACTTGTGTTGATACTGACGGCAACAAACTTGCTAGTGCTGTGACTCTTAAGGAAACTGCTATTGGTGAGAAGACTCTTCGTGAAATTGTCCTTAGCTATAAGCCTGGTAAGAGATATAGCGGTATTGCTACCTTATTCTTAACTAGAGAACAGCTTATTGCTTTCGGTGATGTCAGAGGTACCAACGAAAAGAAAGCTGTCTATGAGATTACTCCAGATAACAGCAACACAAGAGGTACCATTAAGGACGGAGGCTTAATCGTCAACTATAGAATCGTTGATGGCTTAGCTAACATGCTTTATGGCTACTTATCAGCTTTTGAACTTGATACCTTTGGTGATTATCAAATCGAAGTTTCTGAAGATTATAAGTTTGCTGAAGGTTTACTCGCTGTCAGAGGTGAAGCTTGGTTTGGCGGTTCTTTAGTCGTCAATAAAGCCTTTGAAGTCATTTCTTTAAAAACAGCCTAGACTGGCGGTAAAACTAAGTAAATAAAGAGAGGAGAATAACATGATTAAAGATTACAAGCCCAGCAAGGGAATCCTATCCAACGAGGAGATGATTGCGATGCTCAATCTTGATGACGATTATTCTCCTCTTTCTAGATTAGAGGAATTGTCGAAAGAAGCATCGCAATTCTTATATCAGAAAACAGGTCATGACTGGAGCGCTGACGAAGAAATCAATAAGACAGCTAAAGGCGCAGCAAGAGATTATATCTATCAGATTTGGTATGGCGGAGATGACCATATCCAAAGAAGATTGGAGCAATCCATAATTCAGCTTCAAGCGATAGTGGATTCTATTGGAAATCTATATGAGGTAAAAGACGATGGAAGCTTATAAGCAAAAGAACAAAGATAAGAAGATAAAAATCTTCATCCGAGTTGATGAGCAACTTCCAACTGGAGATACCATTACTAAAAAGGTTTATCTTCAAAAGAAAGATAGCTATATAAAAGCCTATATCCGTTCATTGTCTACTAAAGAAAGATTAACCAGCAACAATGTTCAGCCATCAAACGAGGTTGAACTTACTATCAACTATCGAAAGAGCTTGGAGAGAAAACAGGAGGCGTATGTCGAGTATAAAGACTGGACTTATGCGATTACAGGAATCGATAATCTTGATTTTAGAAGAACCGAAATGAAGATTACTGCAAAGAGTGTCGAACCTCCTAGCTTCGATTCGGTTGAGTATAGAGAGGATTGCAATTGCAAATGAAAGTTATAGAAGCACAAAAAATCTTATATGAGGATATAAAAAATATCCTTGAATCAGCCGGATTGAAGAATGGATTAGGAGCGGATAAGACAGGAATCTTATTTTATCCAGCTAGGAAGGAAACAACTATTCCTAGCGGAGACACATTCCTCACTTATGAAATCTACTATATCCAGGAAGCAGGAAGAGCTGATGAAAAAGCCGAATCTCAATTAGGTACTATTGCTGTTGATGTCTTTACTAAAAAAGATAGAACATCATCTCAAATCATGGATTTAATTTCAAAGATTGAAGACGAAGCAATAAAGAAAGGCTATAGATTAGAAGTAAAGCAAACTGATAGTTACGATTCTGACAATCAGCTTATGCACCTAAGTTATGACTTAAAAAAAAGAATCAGATAAAAGGAGAAATATAAACATGGCATTTGAACAAGTTAGATTATTTGAAATTACAGGATTTGATGCTACTGGTAAGCCTCAAATTTCTAATACTCCTATTCCTTTTTTAACCAAAGGAGCCTCGGAGCAAGAAATCAATAATATTTCAATTACCGTTCAGCCAGAATATTCAGAGAAGAGCTATTCTGCTGATAACAAGATTGAAAAGAACACCATCATGAAAGGCGCAAATATTTCATTTACCTTCTATGGAATTGATGCTCAAGCTTTGGATTTACTAACCTGCTTTAAAAAGGATGCGGACGGAGATTTGAATCTTTGTGCTAATGACGGAGACGAAACTGATGTCTGTGTCTTCTATAGAGCTAAAGATGAGAAAGGCAAACCTTATAATGCTTGGCTTTATGACTGTGAATTCAAGCCTATCAATCTTGACCAAGGACAAGATGAGGATAGCCCTAAATCAATCACTATCGAAGGCTATGCCAAGCTTGTAACCGTTAATGGCAAGAAGACTCTTGGTGGTTTAGTCTATGAGGGCAGTCCTAAGTATGTTGCTGAAGGCGTTGAACCACAAGCTGAAGATTTATTCGTCGCTAAAGAAAGCACAACTGAAAGCGGTGGTAAGCAATGATTACCGAAACATATAGAGGACATGTCCTAACCAATGCTGTTAGTGCTTTGGTTATCTACTATCCAAAGATTACAAATGGTGGCGATTTAGCTAAAGATCTCCAAGAGAAGAATTCGTTTGTTACTTTAGGCAATTTGTATGTTGCCTATAGATATGCTGGAGACAAGGAAGCAAGAAACAAGCCTGCTGAAGAAATACTAAACGAGATTGAGCAATCCGATTTCCTAGAGGCTACAAGTGATTTCTATAAAGTTATCAATAAGTTAATTAATGAAGGTAGAAAAAGCGAAAAACACTAGTAGTGGCGGACTGAAGCGTCAAGGCAAGTCCGCCTATGCAGTGCTTTATGCATTTAGGATACTGGGACTAGATAGCCAGTTCTTGGATGTCTGGTCGATAAAAGACTTAAATGGTTATGCGGAATACGCTGATTCAATGATGAGTAAGAAAGGCAATACAAAAGAAGGTAAGACTTACAGTAATAAAAACTTGAGTAATTTGTTAGGAGGATAGTATGGCAGAGTGGCAAGAATGGTTAGCAAAAGCAAACGAGCAAATCAAGAAAGCTGCTACTGAATCAACAACTCAAATACTTAAGGAATATTCTGAAAAGTTCTTTACTGAGCTGAAGAGAGAAACCCCAGTTGATACAGGGGCACTTGTCAAATCCTTGATTATAGAGCCTTATAAACCTAAAGGCTTAAATGATGAAAAGGTCGGCTATGTAATTACCTTCGATGGCTACGATGAAAAAGGAAGACCTTTCCAGTTGATTGCAAACTCTTTGAATAGGGGATTTGTAAATAGCAATGGAAAGATTATTCCTGGGTCGCACTTCATCGATAAGTGCATAGCAATGCTTAAAGGTATTGATGAGGACATAAACAAACTTTGGAACGAAATGATGAAAGAGGAGGTAAAGTAAATGGCAACTGAAATCGTAAGAGATTTAAGTGATATTAATGCTGAGTTAAAAACCACGCAAAAAGAATTTAATAAAGCTAGTAAAGAAGCCAAAGAGCTTACTAAATCTTTAAAGGCAGATCCAAATAATAATGTTCTTAAAAGTTTTAAGATTGATGAGCTTACAAGGCAAATTGAGGCTTGTACAAAGAAAGTAGAGCTATTAAAGGAAAAGCAGCAAAGTCTAAAAAATTCGGGAGTAAAAGAAAATACAACCGAATATAAAATGCTTGAGGCTCAAATAGCAATAACTGAAAGTACAGCCAAATCTTTAAAAGATCAGACAGTAGAATTAAAGAAAAAAGTCAATGATTTAGATAGCGCAAAATTAGATAAGTTGAAAAAAGGCTTTTCTTCAGTAAGCAAAGTTGCGCTAGGACTTGTTTCCTCCGTTGTAGCAATAGGGAAAGCTTTTGCCAGCGAATCAGATGAAATCCAAAAGAAAGTAGATAAGTTTGGTGGAACAGCAGAACAATGGCAATATCAAAGTAATGCCTGGGATAAATTGACAGGTGATGGTGATGCTTACGAACAAGTTCTTCAAGCAGTCACATCCACTCAAGGACAAGCTCAAAAAGAATCTTCTAAGCTTGGAACTATGCTTGAACAATTGGGACTTACCTTTGAAGACGTTCAAGGAAAGACAAGTACCGAAGCTCTTCAAGTTTATATAGACGCTTTAGCAAGAGTCGGAGATGAGGCTACAAGACAAGCGATTGCAGTTGCTTTATTTGGAAGTAATGCAGGAACTTATATTGCCCAAATGGCAGGAACAGGAAGTGAAGCAATCGATCAGTGGAATTCAGAACTTGCTGATGCTGGAGTTCTAACCAACGAACAGGTTCGACAAGGTGCTGAGTTACAAGATACTTTTGACTATTTAGGTCAAACTATAAAAAAACTTGTTGCTGATTTAGGAACTAGTTTTAAGCCTATGGTAGAAGGCTTGATTACGCTTATCAAAGGAATAGCTCCTATCATCACGGCAATAGGTAAAGCTTTAAGTGGCTTAGGACCGGGTGGAACGGCAGCAATAGCTGTATTTGGAGCTATGATTGCCATTCTTCCGCCATTAATCACAATGTTGGCAGCTTTAAATTGGTCTACTGGAAGAATAGGAGCCGCAATTGCTGCTCTAGGAATATTAGCGACTGCAACTGCAATAGGTGCTGGCGTCTATGCAGAAATAAATACCGGTTCTAATGAATCTACTAATAACGCTCCTGTAGTCGATACAAGTGGCTTTGTAGACGAATCTTCAACTCTTGAAGAGAATAACCAACAAGGCACTGGAAGCCAAGCCAGTGGCAATGGAAACACCTATAACAACACTACTAACTACTATGACAATTCAACGATGAACAATGAGATTAGTAAGGATGTTGACTATGAAGAGATGACAGATTATTTGACTGAAAAGAAGAGAGTATTGATAGGAGGATAAGATGGCAAAGTATGAATATATAACCGGCGATGACATCGTATCTACTATCCAGTTCGATGTTCTAGAGCTTGAAACAAGAGAGACAGTAAAGGTCAATGGTGAGGCTACTATGCCTTCCTTGGATTTCTTATTGTTTCCTTCTGGATTAGGCTTTCAACAGGAAGTGAAGATTGTTAGCGGAGATACTATCGACTATGTTTTAAAGCAAACCATTAAGAAGAAAAATATTAAACTTACAGTAATGTGGAAGGGTGAGAATGCTTATCAGAAGTATAAGAGCTTCACCATTTGGATATCTACATATAACAACCTTGAAAAATACCACATAAGATTCAGCTATGTCTTAGGTGGAATAAGAAGATATGTGGAACTCGCTGTAATTAATATTGATCTTAAAGGGAGAGACGATTACTTCGTGTCAGCTGAACTAACAATGCAACCTTTAACTCCTTTTTATGAAAGAGACTTTTTCTCAATCATGATTAACAACACTCATAGAGGCAAGATTTACAATTATGTCTATCCTTATTTCTATGGAGGCGGTGCTTATTCGGATTCGAACTTAATAGAAAATGATTATTTGAAGCAAGTTCCAATCAAGATTATTTTAAAAGGACCGATGATTACTCCATTTGTAAACATTACTAAGATTAATGATGATGGAACGAACGGAGAAACATATGGATCAGTTCAGTTCTCTTCCAGTACTTCCATAACTGAGAATCAAAGAATCATTATTGATGCCTTTAATAACAGAGTTTATATGACCGAAACTAACTTAGATACGGGAGCTACAACAACAAAGGATATGTTCGATGCCCTTGATAAGTCAAAAGATTCCTTCTTATTCGCTAATCCTGGAAGAAGCAAGATCACTGCTTCTCTTGATAATGAGGAAGCGAGCTGTGAAGTTCATTATGTGAGGTACATATCATGAGTTGGGCATGTCTTTATGATAGGCAGTTTAAGCCTCTTGGAGCCTGGACCCAGCACGTGGTAAGTGAATGGTCGTTGACAAGAAAAGCTTACGAATTTGACGAGTTTAAGCTCACCTGTAAAGGCTTTGAGAACTCAAGAAATGCTTGCTATATCGCTTTGTTTAACAACACAGGCAGGATTCAGTATCTTTCGTTCTGTGGTATCCCAGTGACCAAAGATGAGCTAACAACCGTTAGCGGAATAGACTGCAGACAACTCTTCAATCAAACTATCATGCTTGATTTAGGTGCAAGAAATGCTAATGGCGAATTTAAGATTAACTCAGTCAAGAGCTTATTCAAATATCTTCTCGATGACAGAGAAAAGACTGAGGAGGACGGATTAGACCTAGGAATTGACTATGAAGTGGATACATCGGACTTAACGGTCTTCTCAGCAAATGATTGGAAAGAAGAAGCAATCTCTAGAGAGAAGAAGGTTCAAGAACTTTGGAAGGTAATTCAGACAGCTTGTAACCTATATAACGTTGTTGTTATTGCTGAAGCCCAGGTTGATGCAATCGAAAACCAATACAAACTTGTCTTCAAAGTAATGAGAATTACTGAAAAGAAGAATATAAAACTAAGCGATTATGATGTACGAATGTCAAACACTCAAAATGTTGTAAATAGAGCTATAGCAACCAATGGAAGTGACAGCAAGACCTATTATTTGACTAATAGATACGAAGTCAAAGAGTACAGTACGAATAGAAAAGACCGCTTGTATCCTCCAAGAATCGTAACGATTTATAAGGATCCAACAGATTATGAAGACGAAGCTCAAGAACAAGGGAAAACTCAAGAGCAAGTGGCGTTTAATGAAGCTAAGGCAGAAGCTATTCAAAAATTAAATGAGAATAGATACAAAGACAAGGTAACTATTAATCTAAACACTAAACTTGGCTCAACTCTAGAAGATGTTGACTTTAGATATATGGGAGTTATTAATCAATATCTTCCAGCTGATTACGAGAACGGAGCTGAAAACACAGTTAAGGAACTTCCAGTGATGTCTATTAAAGAAGACAGCAAAGGAAATAAGTCCTTAACGTTTGGAAGACTATCAGACTTTTGGTTCATGGATGATTAAAGAAAGGAGAAAAGTATGGCGGATATAGCAAAGGCAAGCAGTGAAAACTTAATACTTGTTAGAAAGAATAATAGCAATCCTTTTGAAAAGTATATGCCTTATGTAGAGACTGATGAAGCTACAGGGAAAAGAAATTGGTATATTGATGGAAAGAATACCAATATTGAAGCTCCAACAGAGATTCCTAATAACGAGCAAGTGACTGCTTTTCATGATGCCTGTATGTGGTACACCATGCTCGGAAATGGAATCCTTCAAGGCGTCTATAACGAATGCCAGGCTTCTTTAGCTAATGGAAAGTTCTACATAAGTTCTGGCATGATCATGTTTGGCGGAAGACTTATTGAAATAGGCAAGAACTCACAGGTCGAAGTGGATTGCAGTAACTTTGGTGACAATGCGACGTTTTGCATAAAGCTAGAGATGACAATCAATGAAGACGATGCCAAGAGTGACGTTGGAATTTATGCCACGGCTGATAGCTCTGAGAAGACTAACTGCCTTAATGGCGCAGGCACTTATGACATCATCCTATTCAGAGTCAATGGGACAAATGTCAATAAAGTGATTCCAACTCTAGAGCCTGGAATAGCTCAGAATGCTACTAATCTTCTTGGAGGTGGAAGAATAGCTGGGGTTAGATTTAGTGATGTATTTAAAGAACAAAACGGCAAGGTTGTAGGTGTTAAGTATGCGACCGAGGCTGAAGTATGCGCTGAAGCAAGAGGATTTGAGGGCGGAGATAAGAATAGAGTAAATGAAAATCTCTATCTTCCAGGAAGAGGAGTTTATTTACTTCAAGAAGCGGTTCTAGTTAAAAGTCGTGACATACTAGTTAGGGGAAAATATAGTGGGGGATCTTCGGATTGGATTCCTTTTGAAAATAGCAATTCTTTGAGCAAATTTGAAAAGGCATACGCTGTTCTGTTTAAAGCTGATAATTGGGATTTTACTGATCTTACTCCAACTGCTAATTTTTTACCTAATGGTGGAAGAATACTAGAGGTTTATAAAAATACAAAAGCCTCAATTCCAATATACCATCCAAATGATAGTAACAAGATAGAAATTGATATTCCTAATAAGCAAGTAAGAATAACAGGAAGAGCAGTTGACGCAGCATTCACTTATAAAAATGCAACAATTCGAGCATATGTATTCGGAGGATATTAAAATGCCACAGACAGGAGTAAATTTTGTTAACAAAAAAGGAACTAAGGTCCTTGCTTATTTTGATACTGTTATTTTCTACAATGGTAAAGGAAACGGAAAGATTGAATCACAAGATAAGATAGATCCTTCAAGCGAGAAGGCACCATTTGGATTGATTAAGACAGGAAATACTCAACCTTTCCAAGTTGAATTCGATTTAACTAATCCTGTAGTTTATCTTAATCCTGGAATGCTTAGTGTTTACGGAAGGCAAGTACAGCTTAAGGAAAAAATCAAAGTACATGACTTTCATCAAGATTCGTTAGCAAGTGATAATTACTGCACTCTCTATATTGAGATTAATCTTTCCGACATTCTCAATCAAACAGTACGAGTAGTACTAACTTCCTCAGCTAACGGATATGAATATGACTATGGCGTGAATGGAAGTAACCGAGACAATCTCTACAAATACAATAACGGAATTTATCGAGTGCCAATAGCACAATTCAAATACATACCAATGGATTCCAATCCATTCTCCGACTTGAAATATCTCATTCAAAATTTTGATATGTCGGCAAGAGAAAGCACAAGAAATTTAAGAGAAGATGCAACAATAACTGGAAGAAAGATTATAGGAGATTTGGCAAAAAAAGAACTACATCCTTATGAGGATGACCTTAGATTTCTTGTCAAAGCAGATAATCAAGAAGCCCTTAATTCCTATAAGAATGAAAAAGTGCATAATCGATATTCACCAGGTTATTCATGGGCTAAAGAATCCAGGTCTTTCGGCGGAGTTAGTATCGGCTCAGATTTATCTAATTTGATAACTATAAAAAGACAAAAAATTCTAAATCTTCAGTCAAGCTTTGCTACAGGTTCAATGATTCCTAAAAGTGTTTATTGTGCGATTGATTGGAATCATTTAGTTGGAATAAGATTATTTTTTGATTCAAGCGCAGCTAAGACAAAAGCAAAAGTAGGATATCGAGCTAAAGCTGTTACGACTCTTGGAGTTCCAGTGGAAAGCACAATTGATGCGCAAATGACCTTTCTAGATAGTGATTATTTCCCTCTAATAGACGGGGGAAAAGCACAATTAGCATTATATGGTAGTTATACGGCAAAAAGTGTAGGATACCTTCAGAAAGTTGAATTGCTAATACAAGATCGACCACAAGAATATAACGGAGAACGTGGCGACTATTGGGATAAGTGCCTAAATTTAATTTGGGGAAATAGCACTGGCGATAATTACACTGAGCATCCTTTCATGTTTATTACTATTCAAGGAAACTTATTTACTTTTAGAACTTTTGGTCAATCCAAAGAACACGATTATGGCAATACTGAAGATCATATTTGGTACATCTATAAAGACTTAGAAATTACTAACGCTGCTGGTGCTCTTTATGCAGATTTTATTTATCAAGGCGATGTCGATATTTAGAAAGGAGGAAATGAAAGATGAGCGTTAGATTACTCGAGAGAAAAGATGATCCATTAGGAATAGGAATAGGAGTGTCTAATGGTGCCTTGCTTAACTATACGGCGTTTAATAAACAGAACGGCTCATTGAATGGATGTTCTGTTACTAGAACTGGTAGTGAAGTATATATGGAAAAAGGTACTCTATCTATTCAAGGATTCCGTCTTTTCCTCGCACAGAAGGAAAGAATAGCCGACCTTAGTAAGGTGACAGTAACAGGAAGTGACCTTCAGTACATAGCAGCAAGAGTTACTTACAAAGCTGAAACAGATGATGCAAGTGCAGAATTTATAGTTGTTTCTGCTTCATCATCTCTTAATAAGACCGATATACAGAACCAAATTAATGGTTCCTATGATTATCCAATAGCTCAGTTTAGAAAGAACGGAATTACAATCTCAGATTTTCAGTCACTGATAACTCCCATTGATGTCGTCAGCGATGAATTCGATTACCACATAATAGATTTATGAGAGGACAGTCAACATGTATACGGTTATCAATAATAGTGAGATTGTCATTTATCAGGGACTTCCATATTCTCAAAGTCTTAAAATCTTATCCAGCAAAGATCCTCCAATAGATGAAGTAAGAATATTGTTCCGAAATAAGAATATTCAGCTTACTCATGATGAAAAGAAAGATAATTGGAAGTTAGAGTTTACATCGGAGGAAACCGCTAAATTAGAATTGGGAGCTTCGTTCTACAATCTTGAAATCCATTATCAAGACAAGACTAAAGAAGAAAAAGACTATATTGGAAGATTGATTGTCAAGAAAGTCAAACCACTGGAGGTGAGTACATGAAATGAATGATGTGGTACTTATGTTCGGTGAAACAGAAGATGTGAAGAGACGGAAAGAAGATGTAGCCTTAATCTTCAAGAAGAGCAGTTGTTGCAATGATGGTCCAGTTGACCTAGCTCAACAAGTCCAGATTGAGAAAAACAAGAATGACATTCTAGATCTTAGAAATGCGATCCAAGTAACAAATCAAAGATTAGAAGAGAAAATCATTACTGGAACTACTCTTAAAGAAGAACAACAGATTGGTGATTATTACATCTTGCAAGGCAATACAATTAAAGAAGTCAAAAGCCAAAATACTAAAGAAAGCACAGGAGGTGGAACATGGCTGGAAATAGGACAGTAAGGTCTGTCAAAGCAAGATACTTAGAAAAAGTGTCTGCTACAGAATACGAAGAGAAGTTCTTCACTACGGTTGTCGAACAAATCAAAGCAGAAGGAGGAATAGCTGGACAAGGCGCAGGAGCTAGCTTAGCAGCAATCTTGAATAGCTTATTCGCTCTAGCATCAAAAGCTGGAGTAACATCCGTTAAAGTCGGAACAGGAAACAAAGAGACGGGTGATGTCATTGTCAATCTCGATAAACTCGGAACAGTGGCAATCACTCAAGCTCAAGTCAATCAGATTGCAACCAATACTACTCTTGCAAATAATGCTCAATCTAAGGCTAACGATGCATATTCATTAGCACAAGGCAGAGTGAGAGGTATTGCATATGATACTGAAGCAGACATGAATACTGCGCTTAAAAAAATGGCTAAAGGCGACTTGAAGATCGGCGATAATATCTTTATCAAGGCTACAGGAACTCCAGATTATTGGGTGTCAGCTATATTAGACAACAATGAAGGAACTAGAGGTTATTACGAACTTAGCCCACTTGAGACTCAAACCATCGATTTAACGGGATATGCAACAGTCGCAGCATTGAAAGCTGTAGAAACCAAAGCTGACAATGCCAAGAGTGCAGCAGACACGGCACAAAGAACAGCCAATACTGCAAAGACTAATGCTGACACTGCAAATAGCGAGATAGGCAAATTGAAAGCTGGAACGACACCAGCAGGAAAAGCCAATCGTTTAGTTACAGCTAGAACAATCGCCTTAAGTGGTGATGCCACGGGAAGTGCAAACTTTGATGGAACAGCCAATGCCACAATCAACGCAGTCTTAAAGAATACTGGAGTAACAGCTGGAACTTATTCAGCAGTACAAGTTGATGCTAAAGGCAGAGTGCTCAAGGGTTCTCAAATGATTGTATTCGCACCAAATATTGATGATGCATCTCTAAATAACTTAGCTATTGGCGGAATAGCAGTTGTCGACACTGAAGCTTCGCAAGGCTAGAAAGGATACCAAGGAATGGATTACAAATATGTTTATGTCAAGAATGCTGATGGAACCTATACATTCCTTGGCTATTTGCTTACAGACAAATCAAAAATTGAGAATAGCGACGACAGTGTGGAATATCACACGATTGACCTATAGAAAGGAGGATAAACCATGGCTGAAAAATTTATAGATCGACTCAAGAAAAAAGGTGAATCGGTGTGGCGAAGAATATTTGCTGCAAGAGCTGAAGCTGATAAGGAAGGAACCGTATTCACCGATGGATACCAGAAGAAGATGAAAGCTGGATCAGGAATCAGAATCGACAATGGCGATACTATTGTAAACACAACTTCTCCACTTAACACTTACAAGTTTCACAACTTGTATGATGCGGAAGGCAATCTGATAGCCCTAGTAATCCCAGATAACATAGGCGGAGGATTAGTGGGAGTAAAAGACACGTCAAGCAACGATGAGTATGAAGTCAGTGTGTTCACCAATGTTTCGAACTTGAGAGTAGAAATAACTAGCGGGGCAAGAGGTATTGCTGGAGGAAAAACCACCATTAAGATAACCAATTACAGAACCTCAGTATTTTCGGCAGTGTTGAGAAGATACAATTCAGATGGAAGTTATTCCCCTGGAGGCCTAGGACAGGTACAGGTTCCAGGCAATCAAGGAACAGCTAACATTACCTATACGATTGTTAAAGGCAGAAATGCTTTGAATATCTATTAAGGAAAGGAGATTAAAATGGACTTAATTACGGATAAGTACTTAAAAGGCAATGTAACTTTTAAAGTACAGAATGACACCGAATATTTGATTGCTAATGCTTCGAGCAATAGGCAAATAAGTATTGGTAACTCTAAAGGAGAGGCAACAAAATCGGGGGGGGTATTAGACCATGCCTAAGTTACTTACTGAAGCTTGGGCTAGGACTCAATTCCGAGGCAAAATGCTTTACGACAGCCTATGGAATGGTGACTTTCAAGTCACAATTCCGTCGGGAGGAGATCAGATATGGTTCTATTATTCGCTTAATGAAATTAAATGCAAGGTTAGCATTAAAGGAGTTACTCTTAGTACTGACTACATTCTTCCAGCTGGTTTCGGAGTCATTAAAAGCTCATATGGTTGGATTTTCCTTCCTACAAAAGAAGGTGGGTATGATCAAATTGATGGTCAAGGCGAAGTCGGACTTACTACGAAGCTTACTTTTTCAGGGAGCTCAGCTCCAAAATTCAGATTGCATAGAAGTTGCCCAACCAATGAGGGTATCTAACTTAGACTTGGGAGGTGCAATATGACAATACCATTAAACTTAACCGCACCTCTTAAGAAACTAGACTATAACTATATCGGCTTGGAAAATGGCTATTTCAACACCGATTGTACGGGTGATCCGTTTGGAATTAAAGCAAATAACATTTATCCTTGGGGCACAATTATTCAAATGCTCGAAGAACATCAAGGGGTTCAGATATACATTCCAGATTTATACTCCAATTGTCTAACAATTTATATTAGATCTTGTTGGGAACAAGCTCCCGATTCGAAGACTAAGCTAATTAACTGGTTAAGAAATGGGGCTACTTGGAAAAAGATTGTCTTGTCAAATTTATAAAGAAAGGAGGGACAACATGAAAGTCCTAATTGTAGACAAAGACGGATATCTAGGCTTTTGCGAGATAGACGCTGGATTTCTTCCTTATCAGACATGGGAAGAATATTATGCAGAGAAAACGGATGATAATGGCAATAAGCTATTTGATCTATCTGAGAAAAGAAAGATAAAGATTTACGAACGCGACTATGACAAACTTCGGAAGCCTTATTGCAAAATAGAAAACGGAGCAATAGTTCAGGACACTACTAAGTTAGAAGCAGAACAAAAAAGACTTCAAGAAAAGGTGAACAAAGAAAATAGACTAGCAGAGCTCAATCAATACTTTGATTGGTTCAACACGCAAGCTATTCAACATGCAGCAGGAACAATTACTGATGAGGAATGGAATACTCTATTAGCTGAATTCAAAGAGAAGTCAGCCGAAGCTAAATCAATCAAGAATGCACTTGGCATTAAAACAGAAACCCAAATCCGAGATGCTGTTAAAGCCGCCAATGCTGTTCAGAAAGAAAGAGTAAACTAATATGGCAATTTAAGCGAAAATACTACTCTGAACATCAAGTCAAATACCACTTCAAAAAGCGTTTGGAACAGTCTGAAAATTTATGAATTAGTTTAAAACAAAGACCTCTCATATGTCTCTAAACTGGTGAGAAAGGAAAAAGGATATGGAAAACTTCACTAAGTTCCTAACCGATTATGGAATTGGGGGATTGCTTATTATTGTGATTGCTTTTGGCTTGACACAGATAATCAAGGCTCCTATCAAGAAGAAAGCTGAAGCTTGGGCAAACAAGAACGGTGTTGATAAATCCGTCATAACCAAATGGCTCTTTGTTTTACCCTTTGTCTTAGCTTTCATCGGCTCCATAATTAATGTCTGGGCTCTTGGTGGCTGGGGAAGATACATCCTCTCCCCAAAGTTCGACTGGACTGCGGTCATCACTGAAACCCTAGCTTGCAGTGGATTAGCAGGTTCTATCTTTGGAATAGCTACTGACTTTCAAAAAGCTAGTACTTCCAAAAAAATAGCCGAACTCACCACCGAGAACAGCAAGGTCGCTGAAGCAAGGGCTACTATAGCTTCTGAAACTGCCACAGCTGCTGATAAGGCAAAAGCAGAAAAAGAAGCTATCAAATCTAAGCTTAGAGCTGACAAACTTGCCAAAAAGCAGAAAGAGCTTAAGGCAAAGCAGGACGCTGAGGTAAAGAAGCTTGAGGCTCAGATTGCCAAATTAAAAGGCACTGACTTCAAAGTCAATGCCGTAAAGGCAGAAGAGCTTAAAGCCACTACTGAAGGCACTTCTAAGCCGATTGAGAGGATAAATTAGGACTTATGAGTGAAATAGATAAGAAAGCAACATTCTTCGCTAATTTCTCATTAAATGAGTAGGTAGCGACTAATTGAGCGAGGGTGGGGGGG